TCTACAGTGAATGTGCCGACTTCACTTGCACTACCATAAGCACCAGCAGTAACAGTAGTTGTGGTTAATCCTACAGTGACTTGCTCTGGAGAACCAGCAGAAACAGTAGTTAAAATACCACTGCCACCACCAATATCTAATGTTTCTCCAAGACTTAAAGTAGTGGAACCGGAATCACCTTGAACAGTAATACCGCTGGTAGAAAGTGTTGAATTAGTAGCAATAAGACCAGCACCAGCAAACAAAGAAGCAAGATCTCTAGTGCTACCTTTAGATTCTACCGTACCACCATCTAAAAATATTAGAGAATCATTATCTGCAATTGTTGCAGAGGCAGCTAATGTTAAATCAACACTAACTGTATCTGCTGCTACACTAATAAGATCTCCAGCACCAACATTGAATGTCTGTGCAGGATCTTCAGACAAACCAGAACCAGCCACATAGGTATTTACTTGATCATTACCAGAAATAATTACTCTAAATGGAGAAGAAACCTCATCTTGTGTAATAGTAATATTTCCAGCACCACTAAAATCAACTTGATTAGTATCACTAACAGTTTGAGTAGAACCATTATCTGCTGAAACTAGCCAGTTGTTCATAGTTCCACCACCAAGAGAAGCACTCAAATTTGAAAGTGCTAATTTTCTTAGTGCCGAACCAGAAGCAATAATAACATAATCTGAGCCATTACCAGTCGATGCTTCAGTTTGACCTGTAATTGCAGCAGTAGCTAATGTAGCAGAGATATTGGCTGTATCTCCAGCATCTTGGAAAGTAGCACTTCCCGCCAATTGATTCGATAGTTGTACTGTAACACTAGATGTCAAGCCTGACGCATCAGTTGCTAGTGTTGCATATGTAGCGTTTGTAGCACTGGTAGCAGTAGAGGCATTACCTACTAATGCACCATTAAAAGTTGTTGCATATAGCGTGTTTGTGCCACTAGAGTAATAAAAGCCAGAATATGATTCAAGTACTTGGTCGCTACCAGCATTGCCAAAGAATAACACCCCCGATGGATTTCTGTCTTTAGGATAATATGCCATTAGATTTTACCTCTTAGAAATAATTTAATATGATATAAATCCTAAAACTTAAAATCACAATCCCCAGTCTCCTTTTATTATAGATACACCAAATATATATAAAAAAAGCCGATGAAAGGATTTCTCCAATCACCGGCTCTTAATATTAGTTTCAATGAAACTTATAGGGCACCAAGAAGGACTCTACGAGTATCAAGAGCAGCAAAACCTTGCTCTGCCCAACCATACATGCCAGCACGACGTTGACGATGTAGTGTTGGATCTTCAAAAATCTGAACAGCCTGACGAACTGGCATAACGAAACTATCACGATTGCTGAGATCTAGACCAACAACAATCTCTTGCTTGCCAGATGGAAGAGTACCTGCGAGATCGCTCTCATAATATACTTCATACTCTTGACCAGCACCAAGCTCATCTAGAACATGTAGGTTAACGCCAAACATTCTTGACATTAGACCACCCTCTTGAGTGATAACTTCTCTGCGTGATACTTCATCAAGTTCATCAACACCAAAGTTACGGATATCTTCCTCTGCTTCTGGTGAAATGTAAAGATCAGTCAACATACCACGATTAATTGAGCTTGAGTTACCGCCACCATTTCTTCTCATGACAACCTTCATTAGAGAAACAAGTCTCTTTGAGAATGTGCCATTTGAAGCATCGGCATCATAAATCATGATATTACGATCTGCACCGGCAGAAAGAAGTGTGTGCCATCCATCATCATTCATCTTCTTTACGAATGACTTCTGAAGAACTTCAGTTGCACGACCAACTACATCCCAACGAGCATCGCGGGCATACTTGAGTAGGAAGTCAATTGAAGCACCGATATCATAGGTTGGAACCATAACATAATCACCCTCAACATGACGCTCGGGAATGCGACCATGATTAGGAATTGTATATGCTACGAACTCAGCCTCTGTACCAGGAGCTAAGAAATCTAGAGGAAACTCGCTGGTTGCACCTGGAGCAAGTTGAATAGCTTCAAAGATACCACCAAGAATATCTCCGTCCATAACTCCTTTTCTTAAAGGAAGCTCAAGAGCTTTAGCAATCTCTGCCATTGCTGTAAGAGATTCGTTTTGCTCGTATGATCCAGCCTTAGCAAGTAACTGATTCATATCATCAGTATATTCAAAATATTTACTCATAAAAAACCCCTTATTTAATATTTAAATTCAAACAATATTGATCTCAACCTTAACATAACCATCTGCATCAGCAGTAGAAAGGAATCTACCTACCTGAGCACTGGCTGTACCAGTTGTAAGTAAACCAGCACTATTAAAGTGTGCGGCTCCTCCAACTGTGATTACTGAAGCATCAACTTGATCAGTAACAACTGTACCACGGCGAAGCAATAGAACTTTGCTACCAACTTGTACTTCGTCTTGATGATAATTTAAATGTTGACGGGTTAGGTCAAGATTAACTACATCATTAAGTAGTAAACCAGCAGGATCTTCGCTTGTAGCATTTACAACTTGGACGGCAGCATTGCTATCATCCATTGCTGCTCCAGAGCCGCCGGTTAAATGTGAAACGATAAGACCTCTCTCAGCAACTTCATTCATGAAAAAGCTTAGGTCTGTTAAATGTTCAACTCTATCAGGTTTAAGTGCCATATTTATATTCTCCTACAAAGAACTATCTTTTTAAAACTGTTTCGCTGATCCAGTCTTGTAGACGGGAACGTAAAGAAGCAACTGCTTCTACTTCTAAATCTTCAGAAGCAACAGAAAGATTAACATCTTCTTGAACTTCTGCTGTATCTAATACATCTTCTGATGCTTCAGTAGCCTCTGCTTCTACCTCTTCGATAGTTTCGACTACATTAGCCTCAACCTCTTCGGAAGGAGTCTCGGTTAACTCTTCCGCAACAACTTCTCCACCCTTCTTATACTTCTTCATCATTCCAGCAAAGATTTCAAATTGCTCATCTGAAAGATTATCAAAAGTATCAACTTGGGCGGCAGCATCTTCGCTGTCCATGCCAGCTTCGACTAAAGATGCCATTCTTTTCTCTTTCTTCTCTTTTTCTTTCATATCGTGCATCATAGCTTCGGCCTGATTTAACTTTTCAGTTAATTCAGTAATGCTTGCCTCAAGTGAGGCAATTTTCTCTTCAGCTTTTTCAGCAACTGTAATGAAAGATTGCTTCTCGGTCTCTACATTTTCTAAGCTTGCTTTAAGCTCTTCAATTTGAGACTCGTATTCTTTAACAGAAGCTACAGATAACTTATCAGTTAACTCTTTAACTTCTGCCTTAGAAGCTTCAAGAGCAGATTTAAGTTCTGCAACTTCTTTTTCTAAGTAATCAGACATTTCGTTCTCCTGTTTAAGTTCAGAGATAGGATTTTCACCAACACTAATTGATACACCTTTTTTGTTGAAACATAATTCTTCTATACAAGAAGCCTTACTAAATGGAAAATCTCTATCTGAATTAAAAATAATACTATCTGGATTTGCTGGGTTAGCAACAAACCCCTTTCCGCTAAACGTAATATTCCTTAATAGTCTACCAACCTTGTGATCTTGATATACACCATTACCACCATATGCTCTCAAATGTTGCGTCAAAAATGCAGTATTCTCACCTCTAGATACTATATGATAATCACCATTTGGTGATTCTACAGCATAATCGAAGCCCTTAAAAATACACTCCATTGAAACACATTTTTGGCCAGCCTGTATTTCCTTAACTAATTGCTCTGCTCTTGATCTATATTCTGGATCTTGCCATTGTCTATAAATAACAGAAGCAACTAATATATGATATACATCTGGTAAATCATTAATGTTAAGATTATCTTCTAATAATTCAAAATTCTTATCTACTGGCCAATTACCAATAATACTACCAACAATCTTTTTCTCATCATGTTCTAAATTTGTTGGCTTATATAATGGAGTTTGTCTAGATGCCCACACTTCTTCTGGACTAAAGACATCATCATTCTTATTCCATGAAGTACTGACAAGAATAGAATATACCTTAAAAACATCTTCGTCATCTGAAGATGCCTTAGCAATAATGTCTTTTATATCAGTACTAAGTGAGTTACTATGAGAAACTTCTTCCTCTAGTATTGTAGGCATAGTATAAGCAATAGAGGCGTTAGCTCTAATTTGCTTTTCTAGACCAGCATTTATTTCTGATTTATAAACTTTCATATAAAACCCTCCTAATTAGGAAGATACACCATTTTATTTTGAAACATAAAAATCTGCGTAATAAGAAGCCCTTATGTTTCTAATCTCTTCGATACTCAATTTTCTATCTAGAGACATAGAAGTATCATAGATCCATTCTTTACACTTTATTGAATGAGACTGAGGAAATACCTTACTCATCGCAATGCTAAGATTTTCTAGTGTCAATTCTACGAATGGTTCTAAATTCATAAGTATATTAAATTTGATTTCTTCCGATTGATCAAATTCTTCAGCAGTGAGACTTCTCATATTACCCTTGGTATATTGAGCTAAAATACCAGGATTGATTAGGTCTGCAATTTTATGTTGAGCATCCTTGGCCCAAGTTTGAATAGATGCCTTCAATGCAGGCTTAAAAGTCCTTGGCTGTCTTTGTTGAGTATCTTGAGCATTCTTTGGTCTTCCAGGCTCTCCTATCTGAGTATTTTCTTCTGGTCTACCAGGGACACTAACACTCTTTTGCTTTTGTTTGGCTTCTTTTTGTTTCATAGTTAATAATGAATCCTCTCCCTTTTTCTTTTCATCAAGCTGTAATCCAACTTCGCTTGGAGCAGTAAGACCAGTTTGTAATGTGATCTTTTTAAGTTGGAAGTCTTGATCTGCCTGATGGAAAGGACTGACCTTTTCTTCCTTACGAGTATTCTCGGTTTGGATTCTTCTAGTTTCCATATCTGGATTGGCCTTAACATATCTTTGAACAAACTCATCACTAAGAATATTTCTATCAGCCATAGAAAGTAGAATATTCATGATAGAAGAAGGATCTTCAAGATTCATATAATCGAATTCAACACTAGCAGGATATCTAAAACCCATAGACTTTTGGATTATTTTAACCTGCTCTTCCCAGAAATTAATAACAATATTTCTAACGTAATTAAGTCTCTCTGTTAAGGTCTTAAGAGAAATAAAGTTATTGGTAGTTCCAGCAGCACCAAATGTTCCTGTTAGAGTAGGAGGAATACCAAGTGCGGCATAAATAGCAATTAGTGTAGGACGATACTTTTCCTCTCCAAGAAAAGACTGAACATCTGCACTAGTCTCTATAAGTTCAATATCTGGTCCCCAAATAATATCTTTTGTTCCACCCTGAACATTGGCACCAAGAATACTTTCTAGTGCTTGAGATGCCGTTGCAGTAGGAGCAAGTTTATGCTCTAAACTACCAAGCTTCCAAACGCGAATCTTT